CGTTTATATGAAGGTGATAGAATAATTCAATCTCGTTTCGGCCAATCTATTCGTTTTAGTGGATACAACAATGAAGATAATGATTTTTCACCAACTATATTAATTCGTAATAGAGAAAACGATGAATCTCGAAATGATTTAGAACGAAATGATATTACAGAAGAAGATGTAAATAAAGATGGTTCTATTATTGCATTAGTATCTGATAAATACAAAATACCATTTCAACCTGGTCTTATCGATGATGGTGGTTCTTCTAATTTTGAAACCAACCCAATATATGCAGAATTACCTGAAGAATATTTAGGTAATGACCAAATCTTAATAAATTCAGAACGTTTAATCTTTTCAGCAAAATCACAAGAAACTCTTTTCTTTTCGAAAGGAAACTACTCGATTATATCTGATGGTGATTTAAGTATGGATTTTGGATTCGGTGGGGCAAAATTAGATTTTGGCGATGAGGTATGGTTAACCACAGATAAGAATAGTGCGAATGTTTGGGTAAATACTGGTGATGGCCAAATAAGATTAAATACAGATAGTAGTGGTAATTCACCAGGTACTAATCAAAGAGAACCTCTTGCAAGAGGAGAAACCTTGGTAGATTTGTTATCACAATTGATTGATGCAATTACACAACAAGTTTTTGCAACTCCTGCTGGTCCAACTGCAACTGGTCCTTTAAATGTTGCAACGTTCAAAAAGATACAAGGTCAACTTGACAAAATAAAATCTACACTAAACTTTACGGAGTAAATTATGTCTTGGAAATTGTTCAAAGTAAATATGTTACTATACATGAACAATCCATTTGGAATTGTTACACCTGTTCAGTTCGCAACTAAACTTGCTCAAGAATATGATTCTTGTATGAGAAGAGGAGGACAGTTAATAGGTAGAGAATCTGTTCTTGCAGGAAATCTCCCTTTAATGTTAACTCTAATTACAGTTGCACAGGCAAAGGCAATTACAAAAACACAACCAGCAAAACATGATTTCTTAGCAGATATTGGTAAAGCAGTAGAAGGTTATTGGACAGGGGCAACTCTACAACCTTTTCCAATCTATCCAATTCCTGCTCCAGGTTCTATACAAAACATAATTTTAAACTCTGGTTTAGTTACAAATCCAGGTAAGTGGCCCAAAGTACCATTTGAGATACCCACTAAATCTTGTCTAACCTTTATAGAAGCATTTGTAATGTTTGCAAAGATTCATTTGTTTACCTTACAAGGAATGTTTATGACAACCTCTTTATATCCCTCTGTTCCATCCCCAATACCCGCACCTGGTGTTGCTAATTGGGTGGGATATATGATACCTGATATTCCAATGTTTGGATTAAAGTTTGGTAATGAGGGTGGTGATTTAAGTAATAGTGGAATTGATATAGGTAATACCGCAAACAAAACACCAGGAGTTAAAAAGAAACCAAAACCAATTATCAATGCAGATATCTTATCCAATGGAGATGCCGATGGATTATCACAAACAACCAAAGAAGATGAAATTGATGACAAATTAATTTCTGATTTAGGAAGTGGTGGTTCTGATGGAAATAGTGGGATTGGTGGATTAGGAGATGATTCTAATCTCGATAAAATATTAGATGCAGAAAGACAAAAAGATTTAGCAGGAATTGATAGATTTTATTCTAAAGCAATTCAAGCAATTGGTGATTTTAAAAATCTACAACCTGATACAGATGCACAATTTAGAAAGAGTTTGGGTGATTTACAAAAAGAATTACAAGAAGAAAAAGATAACTGTTGTGTAGATTGTGATTAAAACCTATAAAACGAACAAAGATATATTTATATTAAGATAAAAGGAAATTTTACAAAAATGGATAACAAACAACTTATAAAAGTAATAAAAGCAATAGTGGAGGTTGAAGTAGCAAAGAAACAAGAAAAGTTTCTTAAAGAACAATTTCCAGCAATACTTGATGAAGCAGTTAAAGGTAAAATGAAAACTTTGAAAAAAACCACACCAACAAATGTGGTGAGTGAAGAAGTAGACCCTTTTGAAATGGCAAATCAAGTATTACAAAATGAAAGACAAGAACAACCAAAAAGACAATTCACTAAAAATGAAGCGTTAAATGAAGTTCTTAACAATACACAACCATTCTCTAAAGAACAAAGAAGTGGAGGAACACAAGTTAAATCTGTGTTAGATTCATTTCAAAAACCACAAGTGAATGAAAGTATGGATAAAACAGTTGAATTCACCCAAGGTGAAGCAGGAGCTGGTTTAGATGGAATGAGAGCTTCAATGGCTGCACAAATGGGATATGGAGATATGCCAGGTGTTGGTGGAAGTAAACAAGGTGGATTGGGAGTTCAAACAGGTCTTGCAGGTTTAGATAGAATCTTAAACAGAGATAATTCTGCTTTGGTTAAAAAGTTTAAAAGATAATGGTTGAAGGTTTAATCATATTAGTAATGTTAGGTGTTTCTGTATTTACACTTATTTCTTCATTGAAGAATAAAAGTAAGGGTGGGTGTAGTAAATGTCAATGTGGAGGTAGTTAATGTCATACGTTTTACCAAAAAAGATTGTAAAGGATACTGAAAGTGAATTCGATAACTATGCCTATGGTTTAGATTATCCAGTTACTCTTGGTTCAAATCTTTTTAAATCAACATATACGTTGGCAGATGCTGCTAGAGCTAATATTAGAAATCTTTTACAAACAAGAAAAGGTGAAAGAATAATGCAACCAGAATTTGGTACTGGTTTAGATGAATTACTTTTTGAACCAATGGATACTGAATTTGAATTAAACGTTCAAAAAGAAATAACAAATTCAGTAAATTATTGGTTACCTTATGTTACGATAGAAGAAATTGAAATTGAAATGACTGATGAAATGAAAGATAGAAACAGAGCAAATTTAAACCTTACGTTTAGAGTTGGTGATTCTATTGATTTAAATCAAGTATCATTATCAATACAGGGATAATAAGATATGGCATTAAATACTTCAGATAGAAAAAATAAAGGAAGAGATATAAAGTATCTCAATAAAGACTTTGGTCAATTCAGAGAGAATCTGATTGAGTACGCTAAAACTTATTTCCCAACCACCTATTCAGATTTTAACGAATCATCACCAGGTATGATGTTTATCGAAATGGCATCTTACTTAGGAGATGTTCTTGGATATTACATCGATGATAACTTAAAAGAATCGATGATTCATTCCGCAGAGGATAGAACCAACGTTGTTGCTCTTGCAAACTTCTTAGGATACAAACCAAAAGTTACTTCACCTGCACTAACTAAAATTGCAGTTTATCAAATTACACCAAGTAAACGAAGAGCAAGTGGAAACCTGTATGATGGTGATAATAGATTTGAAATGGATGAAGGATATCTTTTCAGAGTTAAAGAAGGAATGGAATTAACTTCTGATACTGGTGTTGTATTTAGAACAACTGAGTTATTGGATTTTAATGATGATTATGAAAGAGAAGTAAGTGTTTATCAAAGAAACGCATTAGGAGAACCAACATTTTATCTAATCAGAAAATATGTAAATGCAATTTCTGCAGAAGTTAAAGAAGTAAAAATTCAGTTTGGGTCACCAAAACAATTTGATAAAGTTGATTTATCAGATACAAATATAATCTCTATTTACGATGTTAGAGATTCAAATGGAAACAAATGGTATGAAGTTCCCTATCTTGCACAAGAAATGGTCTATACTGATTATCCAAATACAGAACAATTTGATAAAGATTTGTCACAGTTTAAAGAGTCTGTTCCAAGTATTTTAAGAGTAACTAAAACTTCAAGAAGATTTGTAAGACAGGTAAATGCAGATAATACAACCTCAATCATATTTGGTGCAGGTAATTCAACATCTTCTGATGAAACATTCTTACCAAACTTTAAAAATGTAGGATTAGGATTAAACAACTCAATAGATAGATTGGGTGCATCATTTGACCCTGCTAATTTCTTAAAATCAAAATCATATGGACAGGCACCAGCAAACACAACTTTAACTATTCGTTATTTAGTTGGTGGTGGTGTTCCTGCAAACGTATCAAAAGGTTCTTTAAAAAGAATCACTAAATTAGAGTTCGATGAAGATTTAAGTTTATTCGATGAAGATGAACTACAAATGTATGGAACTGTAAAGAACTCTATTGCTGCAGAAAACGAAATACCTGCAACAGGTGGTAGAGGTGCGGAAACAATGGATGAAATCAGAGAAAACGCACTTGCACACTATGGTTCACAAAACAGAGCAGTAACAAGAAAAGATTACCAAGTTAGAGCTTTAGCATTAGACCCAAAATATGGTGGAGTTGCAAAAGCATACTGTGCACCAGATGGTGAATTAGATAATAACTCACCTGGTTCTATCTTAAATAATCCTGATACTCTTAATGAGTTTGCTGGATTAGTACAACAATTAGGTGGACAAGGTAAAACTGAAACTGAAATCAAAACAGAATTACAAAGATTCTTAGTAGGAAAACAATCTAATTCTAATTCAATTGAAAAGAACAATCCTTTTGCTATCAATCTTTATTTACTTGCATACGATTCTAAAAAACATTTAACAACCTTAAATAAGGCAGTAAAAGAAAATGTAAAAACATATCTTTCAGAATTTAGAATGTTGACAGATGGTGTAAACCTATTAGATGGGTTTGTAATTAACATTGGTGTTGATTTTGAAATTATGACCTACAACTCATACAACAAACGAGAAGTTTTACTACAATGTATTACCGAAGTTGAAAAATATTTTAACATTGATGATTGGACATTCAACCAACCAATTAACGTTTCTGAATTAGAATTGGTAATTGCAGGAGTTGAAGGAGTATTATCAGTACCAAAATGTCAGATTGTAAATAAATGTGGTGGTGTTTATTCTAAAAATAAATACAACATTGAATCAGCAACAAAGGGTAAGATGGTTTATCCATCATTAGACCCATCGATATTTGAATTAAAGTATCCTGGTAAAGATATAAAAGGAAGGGTTGTATAATGTATCACTTTGTAACAGCATCAAAAGATGCAACGATTTACTTACAACAACCGGCTCAGAATACTGGTTTAGATGAAATCTTAGAAGTTTCCAAAACTTATTATGGAAGTCTAAAAGATATTGCTCATACGTTAATCAAGTTTGAAACAACACCTCTTTCACAATCTATTGCAAGTGGTGATATCACTATGAGTTCTGCTGAAATGATTTTAAGAGAATGTGAATCTTCTGAGATTCCAATCGATTATACAATTTATGCATATGCAGTAACTCAATCGTGGGAAATGGGCATTGGTACTCGTTTCGATGATATTACAACTGATGGTGTTTCTTGGAACTCTGTAAGAACTGGTACAGATTGGATGAGTCAAGAAAACCATTCTGCAGATACTACCGGTTCATTTAATGGTAAGGGTGGAATTTGGTTTACAGGTTCATTCTCAACACAATCATTCTCATACGAAACATCTGATTTAGAAATGGATGTTAAAGTAACACTTGATGAATGGATTAGTGGTTCCCTTCCAAATGAAGGATTTATTTTAAAATATACATCTTCATTAGAAAATGATACTAATGATTATGGACAATTAAAATTCTTCTCAAAAGAAACAAATACTATTTACCAACCTAAGTTAAGAATTGGTTGGGATGATTCTTCGTTCTCTACTGGCTCTTTAACAGAACTTACCGCTGATGATATTCATGTAACATTCAAAAGATTAAAGACCAGATACAAGCGTGGAAGTAAACCTGAAATCAGAGTTTTCGGCAGAGAGAAATATCCTCTCAAAACATACACCAATCAATACTCTTACACAGATGTAAAATATTTACCCTCATCTACTTATTATCAAGTAAAAGATGTTCAGACAGATGAAGTAATAATTCCATTCGATGGTGATTATACAAAAGTATCTTGTGATGCAAATGGTAACTTCTTTAAATTAGATTTAACGAATTGGGAATACAACAGAGATTATTATATTCAAATAAAGGTTGATAGAAATGGTGTAGTTGAATACTTTGAAGATAAGGATTTAACTTTTACGATAGAGAAATAAAATGGCATTAGAGAACAGATTTAGATTTGATGAATTAGTAAAAGAAGGTTCAAAGGCAATTGTTTCTGAGGACCCTACTACTAAGAACCACACATTTGTTGATGGTTCATCTATTATTGTCTCTGCTTCTCAAGATGTACCATACGAACACAAACAAGGTGAACGAGATGGTGAAGTAACTGCATTTATCGAAAAACCTGCTTATACAGAAGAAGAACTTATCAAAGCGGTTGATGTTGATATTGATGAGTTAGTTAAACCACAAGGACCGCCAAGACCCGATGTAGTTCCAAGACCTGTATATGATGAATTAGAAAATAAATTCCAACAGGCACTATTAGATTTAGAAGCAGCTCAACAACGAATCTTATCATTAGAAGGAGAAGTTGCTCAATTAACAGCTCAATTACAAGCAGCACTTGTAGAGAATGATTCTTTAAAAACTCAAAAGGCAGTTGTAGATAATCAATTCCAACAATCAACAGAAAGATATAAAGACCAAACTTCTAAACTAACATTTGCTATTATCAAAGCAACCAAAGAAGCAAACGAAAGAGTTAGATTGAATGCACAAGTAGAAGGTTTGGTAGCACAGAAAGATGTATTGAGACAAGAATTACTTTCATTAAGAAAAATTGTATCTGGTCTTGAAGGACAGGTAGAGGCCGGTGTAGAAGCTTTAAAGGCTCAAGTAGATGCAGCAAAAGCAGATAGAGAAGCTGCTCAACAACAACGAGAGACAGAAAGACAATTGGCGGAAAATACTCAACAACAATTAGAATCTCAGCTTGCAGGTTCGGCAGCAGAAACAGCTGCAGCTGCACAAGGATTTACTGCATTATCTGATAATGAATCATTTTATAAACTAGAATCTAATGCAGAACCTGGTAGTGCTGATATTAAATGGACAACCGAGGTTAAAAGTCCAACTGCTGGTAAAGGAGGAACTCTTAAAATACAAAACTTAAAAGATAGTGGTGCAAAAATTACACAAGTATCAATATCAGTTCAAGGTTCTATTAAAGATTGGAGTAAACCTATTCTTGGATTTGGTAGTGATAGTTCTCCATCTGCAAATACAAACGCAAGTATTAACAAAGGAGGAACATCATCCTTCCCATTATATTTTAATAAAGGAATTGGAGGAAGAAATAAACCTGAACCAGATAGGAAAAACCTTTTTAATTCTGCAAAAGATTATGGAGGTAGTTTTACAATCACTGCACGATATGATGATGGTACAACAACAAAAACATCATCACTAAGTTGGGCAATTAGAAAAAATAAAGGATAATGGCAATAAAAACATTTAAAGATATAGAACAAAAGAAGGGCTATCGAGTTGAGAAAAAAGATAGAGAAATCTTCGAACGCGAAGTTCGTAGAGGTATCTTTGGTGTCGATGTTGGTGATATTATTGAGTTCGTTCTTTATGATTCTGCGGATAATCCACTTCCTCAAGAAGCGGCAAATGGAAAAACTGTTAGATATATTTCTTATACAGATACCAACATTCAAAAGTATTTTAGTAAAGTAAATAAAACTAAATACAATATTAAAAGAAATGGTGCTGAAGAATTCTTTGTTGATTTAGAACAATTGATTAAAGAAGCAGGATACTCACAAGGAGTATTTAAAACATCAATATCCCTACTTAACAGAAGATTAGGTTCAGAGGAACGTAAGTTCGATAAAGCATGGATACATGAGATTTCACCATCGAGAACAGAAGTAAGAGTATTACCTGTAATTGATGAAGCTAAAGGAAAACCAAATTCTGATTTACAGACAAGATATAATACCTTTACAAGTGGAGAAGATTTTTCTGCTGACGTTCTTGGATTCTTAGATGAATTTTCTGCACAATTTGATGTTGCAGAAATAATGAGAAGAATGTTAGCCCTAAGAGGTAAGGTTGCAGCTGGTCAAGGATATGTAAAACTTATTGAAAAAGAATTTAAAATTGATAATTTTGAAAGATGGTTATCACTTGTAAAAATATCTTTTGATAAATCATTAGACAATTTCAGAAACAACAGATATTCTAATATTTTAGAACAAGATAAATTTGGTAAACCAACTGGTGAAAGGTTTGGTATTAACTTTAATTCTAAAGGAATTGTAGAAGCTCTTTGTGATATTGGAGAACAATGTGTAAATTATCATTTACCAACACAAGATATTAGAAGAGAAACAACAAGAACAACTGCTCAACAAGAAACTCTTGATAAAGTAAAAAAAATATTAAAAACTGTAACTTCAGATGGAGAATTTTTGGCAGAAGAACCAACTTCTAAAAAACCAGCTATTAGAGGATGTAGAGACCCAAAAGCTAAAAACTATAATCCAGCAGCAACTGTGGATGATATTTGTGAGTACGAGGTAACGGTAACAAAGTATAAGAAAATTCCTATACCACCACCACCTCCACCTCCTCCACCACCACCTCCACCACCGTCTCCAAGTCCAAGACGTAGTAGTGGTGGTAGTAGACCAAAACCGAGCTCCGGTGGAAGTTACTCGATTAGTGCATCACCTATTGAATCACAACCATCACCTAAAAATGGTAGGATTATACAACAATTTAGAATGAGTTCTTCTCCTGCAATTACTAGTGGGAAAAGTAAATATAAATACAGGATTACAAGTGCTCCATCGTGGTGTAAAATAACGGTTCAAGAAAGAAGTTTTTCTTTGCCTATATTGAGAGTGAGAGTATATAAAAACGATGGAGCTGCAAGAAGTGGTACTGTTAGTTTTAGTTCTACTTTACCTGGTTCTCCAACAACATCTGTAACGATTTCCCAAGAAGGAGCTGCAGGTGCTCAACCGAAACCAAAACCACCAGCACCAAAACCAGTACCAAAACCAAAGCCAAAACCAGTTAGTCCAAGACCAAAGAACTCTTGGGTGCCTATCGCATCTGATAGTGGTAGATTCTTTGGTGATGGAAATGTGGCAGGACAAGTACCTGAAAAAAGTGGTACATTTGATGGACAAAGGTCAAGAACTGGAGATGGAACATTGTGGATTTGGGATGCAAACGATGGTGTTTGGATGATGGAATAAATTAATATTAAAAATATTTATATAGAAGGATAGTAGGAGAACAATGGCAATAGACGATTTTAACAGACTACAAGAAGGTGACAGAAATCTTGGCGGACCTGGTGACAGAAATCTTGGTGGACCTGGCCGAGATAATGTTCTTCGTCTTGAAGATGAATTTGATGTTGGTGGAAGTGGTAGACGTACAGAAGCTTCTGAACCAGTTCCTCCATTAAATTATCCCATAACAGTTCACCTCAATACAAACCCTGCAGGTAGACGAGGTTGGTTATACACAGATACCGGTGAACAAATAACACAAGCAACTTTAAGAGCAAAAGCGAAAGATTTTTTATCTAGTAGAACTATTGGTGCAAAAGATGGAAGTGGTAAAGCTAAGGAAGTTTATACAATAAAAACAAGATTGGCAACTAAAGGATTATTACAATCCTATGAGATTGACTTTTTATTAAATGGTAAAGTACAACGTACTATCACACCTACTAATACAGGTCATTCTTTAATGTTTACCTATCAGGCAAAACCAGAACCTGCTGAAGAAATCCCACCACCACCATCGGATGTTACTATCAATGTACAACATGAATTACCAAGTGGTATTACTGCAGTAGTAAATCTTGGTGGAAAAACTAGAACAATTGCATCAACAGCGATTTCTTCAATTGTAAATAATGCTTCTTCTATTAATGTTACTCCAACTAGTAATAGTGCATATAATCACCAATATACATTATATGAAGATGCAAGTGGTAAAGTAGTATCCAAATCAGGTGATGTTAAATTTTCATATGGTAAATTAGAAAAAGGTAAAAGTTATAAATTAAAAATATCGATATCAAAGGCACCTATTCCAGCAGACCCTCCTGCAGACCCACAACCTGTAAGTACACCAAGGTATAGATACGAAAAATATACTGTAACTGAAAAAAGAACAACAGGTGAAACTGCACCAGGCTACACAAAACCAGTTCTTACATTAACAGATGGGGAAATAGTACAATTCAATATTGGTGAAGGGGGTGATGGTGAAATTGAAGTACCATTTACGACACAAAACACAGATTGGGTAAATGTTAAAAGTAAGGATGGTGTAAGAAAAAATCCATATAATACCAAGTTAGTTTTAACTTCTGACTTTTTCCCTGCACCTGGTTTTTATCAGGTTTGGCTGCAACCAGATTCAAATATAAATGGTACTGGTGAAGCAAAAGCTGTTGCAATAGAAGTAATCTCAAAAGATTTCTTACCTGGTCCTGATATAACAAGAATTGATTATCCTGAATTTATTTATGGTGAAGATTATCAAGGATACAATATTGATTTTGGTGTAAACTGGGAATCAATCAATACCAACTATATTGATATCTATGTTGGTAAAGTATCAGATAAAACAAGAATATTAAAAGGAGGGCCTGCACAAGGTTCTCAACAGTTTAATATTGCTAAGATATTAAAACAAGCAGGAGAATCACTTGAAGAATCTATTGATGTTGTATATTTTGAATTATATTTAATTCCTTTCAATGAAGAGGGGGATGACCTTACCGAGGGTAAAGTAGAATCTATTAAGATTGCATTTGATAAAGGAAATATCTTACTTCGTAGACCGGATGTAATGAGAGATATTTCAGATGCAATCTGTCAACAATTCGATTCATCTGCTCTCGCACAAGATAACTCAAAATACCTAACTCACTTAATGCACTTTGGTGATGGGGATAATAAACTTATTGCTACTTGGTGTACTGATTATGAAACTTTCTCTGAATACAAAGATGTAGTTCAGAAAGTTTCAAACGATGAAGGTGAATATGTAGACCAGATAGTTCGTAAGAAAGTTAAAGAAGAACAGACTCTTGTATTTAAGATGTACGAACCACTTCCACGAAGTGTACAACCTAACCAACAAATTTGGGTATCTAAAATACAATCTATTCCAATCATTGAACAAGTTACTCTTATCAATGAAGAATTAAAAGATTGTATCGAATTAAAACCAGATTTCGGTCAAGGTGTTTGTGGAGAGAATATTGGATTCCAACTTTATGATGATTTAGTAGCAAGTGGTTCTGCAACTACAACATCTTTATTATCACAATTTGTAAGTGGTAGTGGTTTATCCTTAAAGAACCTTGATATACAATATGTAAACGTATCCAAAGAAACAAGTGGTTCTATCTTAATTGATGGAGAAACTTCTTGGTATTGGAGTAACTTTGTAAAGTATTCTTCTGCAGAAGAAAGAATCAATAACTTTATGTACAAAATAAAGTTAATGGAATTCTATGATGAGAAAGTAGAACAACTACAATCGGGTTCATTCTATACAGGTTCGGTAAGAATGCAAAAAGAAATAGAATCAAATCAAACTTCTAAACAAAAGTTAATTGATAACTTAGATGGATTTGAATCATTCTTATATACAAGTTCATCGGTAGATGGATTAACTTATCCTGGTGCAGGTGGAACTTCCATATCTTCTTCAACTTCAGATGATGTTGTAAGTTGGTATGGTGGTATTATCGATTCTGCACAAAATTATGATTACTATAACAAAGATTATTTAGTAAACAACTTACCTCAACACGTCATTGATAACCAAGAAGGAGAAGAATTTATTATGTTCTTCAACATGATGGGTCATCACTTTGATGTTTTATGGTCTTATACTAAAGCATTAGCAGAAAAGAAAAACTTAGAACACAAATACCAATTTGGTATTAAAGATGGTTTACTTTCTAATATGTTGAAATCTCTTGGTTGGGATGCTAAAATGGGTGCTCAAGCTCAAGCTCTTTGGCAATACGCGTTTGGTACAACCGAAGATGGTACTTCTGTAAACTCGATGACGGGTAAACAAAGACAGAATGAAATTTGGAGAAGATTACTAAACAACTTACCTTACTTGATGAAACACAAAGGTACAAGTAGAGCGGTAAAAGCTGCTCTTGCTTGTTATGGTGTTCCTTCATCAATGTTAACCATTATGGAATTTGGTGGACCACGAAATGGTGATGGTGGTGCTAGTAAAATTTCATTTGAAGATAGAACTGCTGCAATTAACATTAGTGGTTCTGAATCAGTAATTGTACCTTGGAAAGAATATACAGATACATCAGACCATCCAAACTCAGTTGAGATTAGATTAAACACAGAACAAAAACAAGACCAAACATTTATTTCATCAAGTGGATGGAATGTTGGTGTAAACTATGTAGTGGGTAATCAAGGTAGAATTGAATTCCAATACCTAAGTGGTTCTACTATAGCATCTCAATCTTCTGAATTGATGCCTTTCTTCAACGATGAATATACTCAAATCGTAGTACAACATATTAGTGGTGCTTTTGAAATTTACGCAAAAGAAGGATTTAATGAAAGAATTAGAAATGCAGTATCAATGTCTGTTTCTAATGTACCAACATCATCATGGGAGTTAGATACACAATTAACAATCGGTGGTTCTACATTTACAGGTTCAGTTGATGAATTTAGATATTGGACAACTGCATTATCAGAATCTCGTATTGATAATCATACTTTGATGCCAGATGCTATTGATGGTAACCACCATTCATCTTCTACTGAAGATTTAGTTCTTCGTTTAGATTTTGAATATCCGAAAGATAGGAGTTCAAGTGGAGATACTGCAATCAAAAACGTATCAATAAATGAAGGGTATGTAGTTCCATTTGTAACTGCATCTAACTTTACATCTATAAGTGATTACCCATATCACTATACAACGTATGAACGAACTGTAACCGCAAATGTTCCTTCGAGTGGATTTAGTGTTGGTAATAAATTTAGATTTGAATCTCAA